TCTTGATATGTTCAAAATTGTAATCGATAATTTCAGGATATGTTTCTGCTATAAAGGAATAATTGTAATTAGTATGACCGTAGATTTTCATATTTTCCACGCCTTCATACTTCTTCATTGCCGCACGGGTTTCCTTGATAGAACCCCATTGAACGGGACCTACTGGCTTATCTTCAAGAGTTCGCCATTCTGTTTTAGTTGTGGTAGGAATATATAAGGTAGGTTTGAATTCATGCTTTTCATCAAAAGGAAGTCCATCTTTAATTCCCCTCTCAAAAATATAATCACCGAGACATACTACATTAGTATAAAATTTAGACATTTATTTTTTTGACTAGATAACAAAACCACTTTTGTAGTGTGTTTTTCCATTTATTCTTAAGGCTGTTGTTATTTTCTGTCTGTTCGTTCCGTCTTTTTTGTATGAACAATGTACCCATCCGCTATTTGGTTGTCCTTTAATATAAAATTCAAGTATGATTTGATCCCAATCTAAATTTTTGGTAATCCATTTTGCGACTTCTGCATTTGGAGTACCTAATTGTTCAAAATCAACTGCTTCACCATTACAATGCTGGGAGGTTTTAGAACCTCCCACTTTGGTATTTAAGGTTGGCGATCTGTAGCCACTATTCACCGTAATAACACCAAAATGTTCTCTTACAGGTTGTAAAATTTCATGTGTTACTACTGTAAGATTAATTAGATGTTCTTTTGATGGCTCATTTGATATTCCAAACCTTTCAGCGGTAGGACTTTTAATCAATTCATTAAGCCAAAAATTCTTTGATATTCTCATAATATTCTTTATTTGTTAAGTTGTTTTATTTTAGGCATTGCGCGAGAACCAAACCAAAAACTAATGATAGCCGCAAATAATGCTTCCGTTTGTTCATCCCATATAACATCGAGAGTTGCGTTTAAATCTCCACCCTTGCTAATGGTATCCCATACTAATGTAATTTTAACACCTATAAATGTTAAGAAAAAAACATAAGTTATGAATGGTCTTACAAATGCTCGTAATGAATTTATAAATCCACCCTGTTTACCAAGTGCTATATCATGTTCAATAAGAGATTTCTGCTCTTCTACAGCAGCTTTTGTTTCCATTAACTTTATGTCTAAGTCAACGCCTTTTTCTTTCGCCTCCAATTGGAGTTTAAACATCTCCACTTTGGCTTTTTGATCTTCTTTTTCTTTAAACATGTCTATTAAGCTAGGTACTGCTGACCCAGCAAACCCTAATAGACTTCCTAATATTGTAAGCATTATTTTCCTATGTGCGGAATTTTCATTGCATTAATTTGTTTTACTGCTTCTTCTAAATCCATTTTAGGCTTTAGAACTACGTTCTTTACTTTCTCAGACACTTTTTTCATTTCTTCTGTATCATCTTCATGATCTTTTTTTGTTTTTTTAGGAATTAAATCTAAAAATTCCTTTGGTGTTGTTGAAAATTCTGTCATCATCCATGTCCATGTTGTTCTTCAAGTTCATGTTGTTCCAATAGGTCATGCATTCGTTTATGTTCTGCACCAGACAAAGCATACATAACTGCAATTCCTGTATACAATCCTATTGCAACACCAAGAATAAATCTTTTTATTGTTCTCTTACTATTAGTCTTTTGTTCATCTGAAAAATTCTTACCTCTTTTAATACCAACCCATATCTTATAACCACCATAAGCAAGTAATACAAAAGAAGGTATTAGAATATACCATTCTGTTCCAAAAGAAAGTGCGGATGCCCCAAACAAAACGAAAAGAAATCCACTAATCCAACATACAGGACACATATTTTCTCTCTAATTTATATAGTAAAAAGCCCATCAGTACATTGTACTGATGGGCGCATCGAATATCAATTAATTGACTTGATGTTTTTAGCTCCAATAGGAATTAAACGTGCTCGTTTTTCCTCTGGAATTACTTTCTCAAGTTCAACAGTTAACATTCCGTTGGTAAGGTCACAACCTTTTACAACAATATCATCAGAAAGGGTAAAAGACCTTTCAAATGTTCTCTTGGCAATCCCACGATGAACATAATTAGCTTCATCTTCTGTAGATTGTTTAGAACGAATTTCAAGAACAGATTCCTTCAATTCGACTTCAAGATCCTCTTCAGAAAGACCAGCAACGGCCATTTCGATGAAGTATTTGACATCTCCGTCTTTTCGGATGTTGTAGGGTGGATACCCTTGACTGTTTGAAACATGTTGCGTGGAATCTCCAAGCAACCGGTCAAACATTGAATCGAACCCTATAGAAAATCCTAGAGCTCTTTCTATATCCCCAAAATTTGTGGGCATATGTGATGCGCGAAATTGTACCATAATTCCTCCTTATAAAGCGAGGTTATTAAAATATCAGTTCTCATTCGCCGAGCAACTGATTATGAATGAGACCACCACAATGATGCATCTCAATCGCGCCAACCTTCTCCTTTGAGAACATGTTGACAACGATGCTTTAGAACTATCCAAATTAGTTCAGTAAACGAATCTGCTGTATAAGTACCAGAGTCCTTTACTACTAACTTAAATTTTGTTTTCATTTCGTTTTCTTCTATTTTCCAATTTTGTTTCATAGTAATAAAAGAAAGGGGCGAAGACACCTTTTAAGGATTAACAACACCCCTTTCAGTTTTATTTCCATAATATAAACTTCACTTACCTATATTATATCATAGATTTTTGATTTGTCAAGACTTTAGTCTCTTTTATAGATTCCCCAAAGAACCCAAAGTGCAATCAAACCAACTAAACCTTCACTTCCAAAAGTCTTTACAAGACCTAAAACTGATCCGACAATATCAAGACCAATAAAAGGAACTGCTGCTCCGAAAAGGATTTGCAGAACCACACCAAGTGCGATTAGAGCAATTCCGGCTTCGGTAAGACTGCGCATCCAGATTACTGCTTTTTCTAACATTTGTACTCCGTTATTAAATTAATGTGACATTGGTAAGTAAAAATTACGTACCAGTTGAACCAAAACCACCTTCCCTCTGAACTGAAACGCGTCGCATGGACATGTTCAAGCTTGGGATAGGGGCCTCATCAGTCTCATCCAATGTATATTTTTCACATCGAACTAGTTCTCCTTGACATATTCTATCTCCATTAAAAATCTTCACAGGTACGTTACTTAGACTAGTAACCAATGCGAAAATAGGATCGATATAATCGCTATCAATAATCCCTTCGCAATTTGCGAGATAAACTCCCTGTTTGAATGCTAAACCCGATCTTGAATGTAATCTAATTGAAAATCCAACCGGAATATCTGCGATAAGTCCAGTAGGAATTAACATTCTTTCCATATTATTAAGTTGAACAAATGATCTATTACTATTTATATCAAACGAAACCCTTCTAGGTAACTCTTTTGTTTGAATTGCACCATAATATTGTACATTCATATCAGGTAATAAATTTGCATATACATCAAAACATGCTGCCTCATTTGTTGCAAATGTGGGTAATTGTACTCCTTCATTCAATTTAAAAAATTTTACCTTCTCTTCCAACATTGGTGATTTTGATAACGTGGTATTTTTATTCTTGCTCGTCAAATTTTCGGTTTTCGCTTTGCTCATATTCTACTTTCTTATTGCCAATATTATATTTTGCTGTTAACACCCACTCATCTTTTTCTTTATATGAAAGGATTTTTAATTGATTTAGGGGTACAACTAATTCTGCCGAATGTTCTGTGGATACTAATTGTATTAAACCCCATTCAGCTAGTAAATTTGCTATAGTATTTCTTCTCGCTTGATCATTCTCTGAATAATTTGTTGGTTTACCATCAAGGGCAAACAATTCTTTAAAATGGACAATAAAGTACCGACCTTGTTTATGTAATATATGACAAGATTGGTATAATGTCTTATCTTTCCTAGATGCTACACCTATTCTAGTAAGTGTTTCTCTAATCTTTAAAAAGTCATCAGGTTCTGCTAATGTACATTCTATCATGTCTTCAATATTTATCATTTTTTTCCACTCCACCTTCCGTAAATTGATCTTTGATTTCCTCGATTTGTTTGTCAGAAAGTATTTCCAAAGCATCTTTTGCTTTTTCATTACCAAAACCAAAATATGTTTTGACTATTTCTAAATTTTCAATTTTATCTGGTTTTAACCATTTAGACCATCTGCTTCGCGGTCTGATATTATTTAGTAAATAGTCAAATTGGAGTTTCTTATCAAGGAAATGAGACCTATTTACCTCGTTAACTTGCAAAATTGTGTCTTGAAAAAAGGAAAGTCCCCTATTAACAAGAAAAGGTGTATAATCCTTTTCCGCAAAAGGGTCATTTTTCATGATATTTTCATGTTTATTAATAGCTTTAATATAATCAAATGGTCCCATAATATTATTTATACTAAAAAGGAAGTGTAGATGTACTGCACCGTTGATACATCTCTTCGTATTGTGATTTATCTAATTCAATTCCTAAATATTTTCTATCCATATCTCTTGCTACACAGGGAACGACCCCTGAACCTGCAAATGGATCAACAACTAAATCATCTTCATTTGAAAGATAACTTATCACTAATTTTACAAATTCTTCTGGCCAATCATGATGAGATCCTATAGCACTTTTCATCATTTTATAGATCAAAATATTTCTTAACCAATCACCTTTCCTTGAAATTTTTCCTTCGCGTGTAAAAATACACAAATGTAAATATGGAAAAATATATTGATCTTTACTTTCAATATTATTCTTAACAACAATTTTGTAATCCTTTAATATATAATCAAATTGTTCCATTTTGTTGATAATATATGAATGTTTGGAAAATATTTTTCCTTTCATTTTTCTATCAGACTGACATAATACAATAAAACCTGTATTTTTTGTTATTCTACAAAACTGTAAGAGTGCTCTATTTAAAAATTCAATATATTGTTCTTGATCAGCATCAAAACCTAAATCATTAATATCAGGCACACTTGTAAATAACAACTGCACCGAACTTTCTTCAATATTAGGAAAAATATTGAAACAATCATCGTTAATTAAGTTTTCCATATATAATAAGGTTCTGCATCATTAGAATCATAGATATTAGGGTGCTTGAGTAATGCCCGTCTATACGGATTTAATGCTATGCCATAAGGTCTGTCATTATTCATCCATTCAGTTAATTTAGATTTAGAAACGGTTCCTTCTTTTTTTACTATTTCTATCATTTCCTTAAATCGTTTAGACCGATCTGTAATACATTTTTCTTCGGAAACTATTTTATCAAAATAATCAAGCATTTGTTGCATGTCATCTTGATATATCAAATTATTTTTAAGATGGTTTAAACCAATACCTGCTATATTATTTCTATAAACCGTATCATTTAAATACAAATTAAGTAATTTAATCGCTTCTTCATTAGTTTTAAAAAAATCTGCAGTAGGATTAAGTTCTTTATAGTATGGCGCATCATACATAATATATGGTGTTCCGTTCATAATACCGTCAGTAGTTGCTACTGACCATCCACCATATTCTTGTTTTGGAGAATATCCAACTCTACATTTTCTTAATTCATTATAATAATCCTTCTTATCGAATTTGTTGATAGCGATGTACGGTCTAGTTGAAGTATCTAAAAGTGGAATCCACACCTTAAAA